TCTTCGGTCATGTGTGTGCTCCTGGTGGTCGTGTTGAAAATGCCCCGTGTCGCCGGGGCCACGCGATGCGGACGGTCAGTCTTTTGTCAGGCCACCGGCGAGAGCGACGGCGGCGGCGACGATGGCGGGAGCGTCGGGGATGACGGCGGCGATGCGCGCCACCATATCGGCGTGCTTGGCGGCGCAGGCGTTGACGTCCTCGGCGGCAGCGATGTCGGCGAGGATGGTATCGAGCGTCGCCGATGCCTTCGCTCGTTTCTCCTCGGCGGTGGCTTCTTTCTTCTGCTTCATCGGCGCGGCGGCGACCACCAGCGGTTGCACGATGTACGGCTTTCGCGACGCTTTCGACGCGGTCAGCGAGAGCGTCACGGGGCGCGTCATCTCGCTCATGTGGCTGATGCGGATGCCACCGACGGCGGCACCACCAAAGACGACGGACTCGTCGCGAAACAGGGTGAGCGAGCGGCCGACGTAGGCACCACCGTCGCGGCCCCAGACGTGGACGAGGACGCGGCGCATGCTCTTACAGGGCAGGTAGGGCTTGCCGTTGTCGCCCTCGAAGTGGACGGCGACGGGCTGGTCACCCTGCCCCGTCGACGCGCGAGCTTTGACGGCGGTCACGAGGATGGTTCGAGGCCCGACGATGAGGTCGTCGGCGTTCAGCTGGTCGGATTTGGGGGCGATGGTTGCCCCGAGGTCGATGCCGGTCATGTGTGCTCCTGGTGTCGTGTGTGTTCGTGGTGGTCAGATGACGATGGTATCGTCGCGGCGTTCGGTGGGGATGAGCCGGTAATCTCGGCCGCTCATGCGTTCCACCATTTTCGCATACTTCTCGTCGAGGACGGCGTGAAACTTTGTCGCAGCTTCGACAATGGCGGCCTGTACTTCGAGGTCGCCAACGATTCTCAGCGTGAGCATCGGGAGCCCAGCGCAGAACGAAACAAAGTCGCACCATGAGCGCTCGCTTACAAGCAAGCCCGTCTGTACCTGCAACATGAAATCGGCGGGCATCTTGTCTTCGTCGATGGTCTGCATTTGGAATCGGCCCTTGCGCGATTTGACCTCGACAAGCCCGTCGATGCCGACAAGAGCGTCGGGGGAATATCCCAACGCAAAGCCCCATTTGTCGTTGGTGATGAATCCAACGCGTTCAATCTCCCCGTAGTTCTCGGCGTAGATTTCGAGGGCCTCGACCTCGTCAACCTCGCCGCGCAGCATGTCGTCGCCGATGTAGCTCGGTTCGACGTACTGCGTGACACGCTGGGCGAGCAGCTCGTACAGATGACTCCGGCTCTTGTCGTTGTCGGCGGCCTTGAGCTTCGCAGGCGTGACGATGTGCTTCATCTCGCTGGCCGTGAGCAGTCCGCAGCGAGCCTGCAGCCACTCGGGCGAGCCTTGGATGAGTTCTTTGTAAATGGTCAGGGTCATGGTGTTTCTTTCTTTGTGGTGGCGTTGGTTTGCTATTGTCCGGCGAGAAAGGCGTCGAGGTCAGAGCGCCGAACGCGGGCGACGCGGCGAGAAAATCGCACGACGTGCAGCCGCTTCTCGTGCTCGAGGCGCAGCACCTGGGCGACGCGAATACGCAGCACCTGGGCGACCTCGGGCAAAGTCAAAAGTTCAATGTTGTTTTCGGTCATGGTGTTTCCTTCTTTGCGATGGTCGTCAGGGCGAGGGCGATGGCTTCAAGGGCTTTGACGCGGCGGGCTTGCAGGGTTTCCTTCTCGGTTTCGTTCGACGGCACGGGCGACGTCGACGGGCGGGGGTGGTTGATGTAGGCGTGAGTCTGCGCAACGGCCTGCTTGGCGACGGCGTCGGTCACGTTGCACAGGTCATCGACGAGGTCGTGGGCGAGCTGCTCGAACTCCAGGCGGTCGAGGAACGTCCCGCGAACCAGTGCATCATGAGCGCCCCTGCGGTTGAGGGTGCTCATACGTCATCACCGTCGACGGCGGCGTACACGATGAACGCGGTACGGTTGCCCGGCGGCTTTGTCGCGCGCCACGCGCGCAGCTCCTGGATGTCGACGTAGTACATATATCCAGACTTGGTCGGCGGGCATGCGACCATGTCATGCGGTGCGCCGGATAGGCACCAGCGTCGGAGGGTGGCGCGGTCGACGCCCATCAGCGATGCGGCCTGCGGCAGCGTCGTCACTCGTTTTGGTTTTTTCTTGGTCATGTGTGCTCCTTTGGCGTCCATCATCAGGACGAGCCACCGTATCGGTGCGCCTTGCTCGTCGACGGGCAGCGAATCCAAGCGCTACCCGTTTCGATTGCTGTCCCGGCGACGACATGCCGCCGGACAATCACTCTCCCGCTGCGTCGAAATCAGCGGGAAACCTTGAAGTTATTTCGCCTGTCGGTCGGCGACGAACCACCGGAGCCCGGCCTCGGTAAGCCACCCAGTCCCGACGTCAACGTCGAGGCGGCAGAACTCGACGATGTAGCGCACCTCGCGCTCGATGCGCTCAGCGGCCATCTCAGGCGTCCAGGCGGTGCCGTCGATGGTGGCACCGGACCCGATGAACCGGGCGGCGTCGACGACGTAGGCGAGGCCGTCCAGGAGCTGCCGGCGGAACTCGTCGACACGGCCACGCCGCGCGAGCGTAGCGGCGTGTCGGGCGTGGGCGGCGTCATCGAGGACGACGACGCGGGCGCCGGTGAGCAGCTCCAGGGCGGTGCGGGCGACGCTCCCCTGCGTCTCGTCGACTGCGACGGTAGCGACGCGCACAGCCCCACGCAGCGCGCGCTGGGCACCGGGCAGCGTCTTCCAGGTGGTGGCATCCCAGTAGGACGATGCCACCGAGGGCCACCCTGCGGCGATGCGGACGAGGCCTTGCGTGCTCTCGATTGCGTAAATCACCGGCCACCTCACAACACACCGAACGCCGCGAGGGCACCGGCAGCAGACACACCCACGACGACGGGGATACCGTCGACAGCAACGACCCAACCTGCGCGCCCATGGCGCGTCACGGTGGTCACACATCCGCCAGGTAGTCGGCGATTTGGTCGGCGAAGTCGGCCTCGAAGGCCTCGCGAGCGACGCGGTTGTCGCGGACCCAGTCGGCCAGCTCGACGAGCGTCATCCCGTCGAGGATGGCTTCGAGGGCGTCGTCGTTGTCGGCGAACCGTCGGGCGGCGGGGTCTGGGAGCAGGGCGTCAAAGTCGGGCAGGTGCATGTGTGTGTCTCCTCGCCGGCATGTCGTGGTCCGGCACGCCAAAACCCCGGGCTTACCGGGGAATGCTGGGCAGGTTGTCGGGGTCAGGTCATGCGGCGAGACGGGAGCGGTCGGCGTTGATTTCGGCAGCAAGCTCCTCAGCCTCAGCGACGGCGCGTTGGAAAGCGCAGCGGGCGGTGTGGCCCACGTTTAACTTTTCCCACGTCGCGCGGACAGCGACGACACCGCGAGCGCGAGCACTGATCATTTTTGGGTCCACGGGCGCGCCATCGACGAGTTGCACCTCGACGACAGCAACGCGGCGGTACTTGCCCCAGCACGAGTTGGGCATTTGGGCGGCGGCGGTCATGACGATACAGGTAGTGTGGGCGGGGGCGTTTGTGATGGTCATGGTCGTGGCTCCTGTTGCGGCGGTGTGTGTCGTGCGCCGTGAGACCAGTATGCACCCGCAGGTGCATGCTGTCAAGCATGGTGGTGATATTTTTTTCTGGGGCTTTGCAAAGCCGTTTCGCGTGCATTGAGTGCGACATTGCGCAGGCTGATTTGTGACCGCGCGCACAAAAACAAACGCCACCCCCGCGAAAGAGTGGCGCTTGCCGAACACACAAAACCCAGACCCACGACGGTCCGTCACCCGAGGTTATGAGCCTGCGTCGTCGACGTCAACGCAGTTCGTCGAGGGCCGCGCTGCGCTGATTCAGCCCGAGAATGCTCGCAATCTCGTCCTCGGACATGCCCCGGCGGCGCAGGTCCTCGGCGAGGGCAACGTCGTCGGGCGACATGGGCGCGCGATATTTGGCCTCGCCAGCTCCTCGAACGGCCGACGTGATGGCACCGGCGGCTCGAGCTGATGCCGCACTGGCGGGGGTCTCGGCGGCGCGGGAGAGGTTGCCCAAGCGCTCCCCGAGGGCGGCGGCGGTCTCCTTCACTGTCGCTCCCATTTGTGAGCCGCGAGCGGACCCGGCCTTGAACGCGCCGACGGCGGCGGCACCACCGACGGGTCCGGCCATAGCCTCGCCGGCCTTGGCGGCCTCGGCCTCGCGGAGCCCGACCAGGCGGCCACCGGCGGCGCGGCCCAGGCTCTCGGCGGTCTGGTCCTCGACGAGGCGGGCGACCTGTTCGGCCTTGCGCAACTCCTGATAGAGGTCTTTCGCACCTTTCGGGCCGGGGCTGCCTCGAAGGCGACTCACCATCATCGACACCTCGGCCGGCGGCACACCCAAAAGCGCAGCGTCGGCGGCGTCGTCGGTGACGTCCCGCATGGCGCGGACGTACTCCTGCACCGACTCGTTGCTCGCTTTTGACTCGGTCCAGTTCCCGAGGAGCTTGCCGGTGATGTTGGCCTTTCGCTGCATGTCCATCAGTGAATACGTTTTCCCCTCGCCAGCGACCTCGTCGGCCTTGGCGAACATCAGGTCAGCCGTCGGGGTGTTTGCGTCGTTGTAGGCGACGAGCTTGCGGGCTCGGTCGCGGAGTCGCTCGGCGAGCTGAAGCGAGGTGACGTTGGCGCCGGCCTCGTCGGCCTGCTCCATCAGCAGCTCCTTTGCCATGCTCACGGTCTCGCGGGTCTTGGTCGCGGCCTCGTTCAACGCCGTCGTCGTCGATGCTTTCGGCGCCATTCCATATTCGCGCATGATGCGGGCGGCCTCGGGGACTCCGCCTTTTACGGGCGGGGTGCCGCTCACCTTGCCCTCGACGAGGCGGGCGATTTTCAGGCCCTCGATGTTTGCGCCGGTCGCGCCTTTCGTGGTCGCAAGGCGGGCGATGTCGGCGCCTTTGCCGGCCTCGGTGAGGGGCTTCGACAGCAACGACGCAACGGCGGGGGCGACGCTGCGGGCCATTTGCACGGCAGCGGGGGCAGCGCCACCGGTGAGCGCGCTCATGAGCCCGGTCTTCGTCATCTCGCCGACCAGCTCCTGCGGTTCGAGGGTCTTGGATTCACCGGCGCCGGTCACGACGCCCTGCAATCCACCGACACCGATGCCGGTCAGGACGGCCTTCCCGAGGTCCTTCACCTTGCCTGCGGCCCCGGCGGGCAGGAGCAACGAGGACAGGACTTGGCCTGCGCCGGTCTTCAGCGGTTCGGCGGCGCGGGACTCATCGAGGCGTTTGCGTTCCTCATCGCGGGCCTCGCGGTAGGCACGGCGGGCGGATTCCATGAATCCGTCGGACTCGACGGGCTCGTACCCGGTGAGGGCGTCGCGGGCTCGGCCGTAGACGTTGCCCAGGGCACCGAAGGTGCCCGCCAGCTCGTCGCCGAACGACGCGGTGAGGCCCTGCTTGGCACCGGTGGCGAAGCTCTGTTCGTAGAACGGGCGGGCCTCGATGCGGCGCATCAGCTCCTCGTCGCGGCCCTCCTTGCCGGCGTCAGAGACGGCGGCGGTGGGCACGGCTGCGGCGAGCTTTGCCCGACGGCGTCGCTCTTTTTCGATTTCAATAAGTGCAAGCTCGTCGTCAGGGTTCATTTTTTCCTCGCTTTGACTGCAGCTTCGTATGCGGCGAACTCTTCGTCAGTCATCTCGCTGACGGGCTTGGTGGGGGCGGCGGGCATGGCGGCAGCCTCGGGTGCGGGTGCGGCGGACCATTCACCGATGACGTCGACGGGGTCGAACCCGGCCCGGCGGGCGACGTCCCCGTAGGACCTTGCGACCCCGGACGCGGCGCGCCTGTTGCTGTCGCGGAAAACTTTAGCCTGCGCCGCAAGGTCGAGACGCTGGGCCGGGGTGAGGATTTGACCACTGACGACGTTGCCAAGGTAAGAGGCGACGCGGTCGCCGGCGCCCTGGGCACGGGCGGTGTTCTCGAACTCCTCTTTCTTGACCACGCTGCCGGGGTCCATGGTCTTCATAAAGCTGTATACCAGGGCGAGGTCGCTGGCTGCAGAAGCCGGGCCGGTGGCGAGCGCATTTAGGTTTTCATATTCAGCCGTAGATGCTGACGCTTTCTCCACCTCGGGGCGCGCGTTGAACTCTCTTCGCAATGGGGTGGCGTCGATGGTGTTGGTTCGTGCGCGCGCTTCTGGTGTCCCGGCGCGCTTGCGCTCCTCTGCTTTCGCCCGGGCTTCTTCAAGCCGCAGGCGCTGCAGTTCGGCCGCAGATTGACCACCACCACCACCACCACCGAGCGGGGCCGTGGCCTTGCGTTCGGCGAGCTTGGCGGCGGCCTCACCCTGTCGGGCCTTGGCGGCGAGGGCGGCGGTCTCGTCGACGGCGACATCGCGGGCCCCGAGGACGGTGCGCCAGTCGGACGCCGGCAGACCCCGGGCAACGGCGACGCGCTCAAGCTCGGCCTGCGAGACACCACCAGGGCGAGAAATCAGGCTCTCGGTGTCCGATGCTGCGCCGGCGATGTTCGTCGCGCGGGCCTCGACGGCGGCCTTCGCGCGGTCGGCCTCGGCCTTTGCGTTGACTTTCGCCATCTCGGCGGCGGCCTTTGCGGACTCGGCGGCGGTGCGGGCGTTGCGACTCTCGACGAGACCAGCGTCGCGGGCCTTGCGGGCATCGGCGTCGGCGGCGAACTTGCGTTCGGCGAGGTCGGCCTGGGCGACCCTGCCCGCGATGCCGGCGCCGGTATCAATCAAGGCGGGCAGAAGCGAGGCCAGCGCCGTCGACCTCGCAGCGTCACGACCGGCGCGGATGCGCTCCTGTTCGAGCTGCAGGGGAACGAGGCCAGCGGCGGCGAGGATTTCAGCGGTGCGAGTTGCGCGAGACATGGGTCACCCGTTGACGAGTTGGATTTGGTCGTGAGCCGAACGACGCCAGTAAATGCCAGAATCGCGCACCACCCCGATGGTCAGCGGCGTCGACGACCAGCCTGGCAGGTTGATTGTCGAGGTCGTGCTCGCCTGCAGCTCGGCGCGGCGCTTCTCCATCGACGACAACGGGGGCTCGCCGGTTTTTACCCAGCACATCGACGCGGCGGTGTGGCAAAGCAACTGGTCCAACGTCGTCAACGAGATGGACGCTTGCGACCAGATGAACGGGTCTGACGACAGCGCTGGGAACGCCGCGCGGGGGACGTACTGCACGCGGCAGGGCTGCACCGAAGAGACGTTCGCGAACCCGTCGAACACGCGGCAGGGCGGAACCTGCAAGACGCCATTGCCAACGACCAAGGCGACGTTCGCGATTTTCAGCGGGGTTATTGATGCGAGCGAGATAACACCGGCTGACGAGGATGAAACGTCGGCCGACTGGTAGTAGATGTTCGCGCCACTGTCGACGACGCTTTGCCACACCTCCTCCTGCGCAACTTGTAGCGCCGTCGTGATTTCGGCATCAGAAATCAGCGGATTATTGTCCTTGTCGTCGAGGAGAAATCGAACGCGGGTGATTGCCTGGGCAAGCGTCATCGTCATCGGCGGCCTCGGTGTTTGGGCAGGGCCATCGCAGCGGCGAGCAGGTCACGGCCATCGACGACGCGGGCGAGGCTCTTGTTGATTTCGCGTCGAAAGTCGGCGCGGTGGTCTTCGAGGGAGAGCTCCTGCTGCATCTCCTCGCGGATGCGATGACGCTCGGCCTTGTCGAGGACATGCCATGCTTCCCACTGGCGTTTGCCATGCAGCCCGTCGAAGACGCCGGCGCCGTCACGGAGGAGGCCAACGACAATCGGCATGCCGCTGGATGCGTGCTCGATTGAGCACATTGGGAACCCACCACCGTGAGCACGCGAGACGAGCACGCGGCCGAACGGCGTGTGATGAAGGTCGGGGTCGTCGTTGATGGCGGCGAGGTCCATCACTTGGCCTCGCCGACGACGGTGAGCGACGGGGCCGATTTGGTGACGACGGCCTTGCTGATGGCCTTGACCTTCGCCGCGTTCTTGACCCCAATGGCGCCCAGCTCGCGGACGACCATATCACTGACGTCGAGGATGCGGTCGTCGATGTCGGTGGGTGTCGCGCGGATGAATGGGCCGAGGGCGTCGTTCGCGCCTTTGACGGCGGCGACGATTTGGCGTCGGCGTGCCTCGTCCATGTGCGCGGCCCACAACGGGATGACCAGGGGGCCAGCGATAAGCGCCAAACCGCAGGCGGTGACCAGGGCGGCGAGGATGACGGGGATGAGGGCGAGGACGGCGGCGGGCATTGTGGGCCTCTCAGCGTGGACGGTTGCGGGCAGAGTTGGTCTCGTCGATGCGGTTCACGTCGGCGCGCAGGGCGTCGAGTTTGGCGCAGATGCTGCCCAGCTGCGTGAGAATCTGCGACCGCTCGGCGCTCGCAGCTTCGAGGACTTGCACTTTCTCGTTCAGCACGAGCGTCGTGTCGCGGACGTTGGTGATGGATTGAGCGATGACGAGAGAACCGGCGACGGCGACGGCACCGACGATGGAGACCAGCCAAAGAGGCACGGTCACGCCATTGGAAGTTGCAGGCTGATTCATGATTCTCCAAGTAAAGAACCCGGCCCCGTCGTCGTCAACGGGGCCGGGTTGGTTGCTCAGAGACCGGTCAGGCCGGTCATCACGCCGATGGCGCCGCGCTTGGCGCAGTACAGCTGATAGGAGCCGGTGAAGTCGGCGTCCATGCTCAGCGTGGCGCGGTTCGTCACGACGACGCCGCCCAGCTCGGTCAGCTCCTCGGGGGCCATCTCTGACCAGCAGCCGAGTTTCGCGTGGTCCCGGTTATGGAACACGACGATGGTCTGCGGGCAGTTCGGGTCGATCAACACCGGACGGCCGGCGAGGTCGAGACCGCTGCTTCGCACGTCGCCGTACTTGTCAGCACGCGCGCCGAGGGGCTGCGGGCGCTGCGCCGTCGGCTGGATGCTCATGCCGAAGACGGCGCCCATGGCACCGGCCTGGATGCGGTGCGCGGCGGCGACCTGGGGCGACATCAGCGCATCGGTGAACTGCTCACCGCTGTACTGCGTGATACGCGCGTCGAACTGCAGCGCGGCCTCGTGGGAGTACGCGGCAGACAGGGCGATGGTCTGACCGACCCAGCCGGGCAGGCTGGCGGGAGCGATGCCGCCGAACGACGACGACGCGCCGCTGCCGGCGATGTCATCGAACGAGTTCAAGCGCTTGCCAGCGATGGCGGTGGCGCTGCCACCGAAACCGGGGTAGGTGCCGCGCAGGGCGAGGATGTCGTCGACGGCAACGGCGGTGGCGCCGAGGGCGATGACTGCACCGGTTGCGGGGTTGATGACGTCATTGATGAACGTGACCGTACCGGCGACGTTCGCGGAGTTTGCGCCGACGACGGCAGCGACCTTGCTCTGACACCGGATGGTGTAAGAGAAGGTCAGCGACGTGTCGACGAAGTTGTACGACGCGCCGGGGATGAACAGGCTCACGTCGAGGAAGGAAATCGACACCGTGGAATCGGCCGCAGTGCCGGACCAAGTGGCGACGGCCTGGGGGACGACGGTGCCGGCGTACAGACCACGGCCGATATGACGAGCAACGCTCTTCGCCGAGGCGTCGAGTTTGGCGTCCAGAAGCTTGGTCAGCTCCTTGTCGGCGAGCTTGCCAAGCGCGGCCTGCTTGCCCAGCGAGACGCGCGTGGTGACCATGGTGGGCACAAAGCGGGCCTTGACGGGGGTCGTCGTTTGGCCGTTTGGCCGAGTGTCGAAGTCAAGGGCGTAGGTGGTCGCGGGCGACTCACCGACGTCGGCGGTGACGGTGAGTTCCTCGCCGTCCTGTTCAACCTTCTCGAGCACACCGCTGCCGATGAGCGGGCTCATGTTGTTGATGGTGTTGACAAATCGTTCTGGACCGAACTCGGCAATGATGCCGCTGATGCTGTTGATTGTGACGTTTGCGAGAGCCATTTGAGAACCTCAGAGAAGTGGTTTCTCGTCGTCAGGATTGACGGCGAGCGTCCAGGAAATCGAGCATTCCCCGGGCGTTGTTTGAAAAACGGCCAGTCCCGCCGGATGCTCCCCCGGGTGCCCTTGCCCCGACGGGGGCATTGCTGGCGACGGGAGCGGACTGGCGAGGGGCGTAGCCAAGGGCTTCGAGCCGCTTGACCTCCCGCTCATGAATCAAGCGCGCAGCCTCGCCGGCGCTGAGGTCATGGCGCGCTTTCATGGCGGCGATGACGTCAGCGCGATTGGCGAGACGATGCGTTGCCAACGCGCTCTCGATTTGCGTCGAGAGTCGCGCCTTGATTTGCTCGCGTTCGGCTTCCATCACAAAGTTTTGCTGCATCTCGCGCAGCTTGACTTCGTGCTCCTGGGCGAGGGCGTCGGCGCGCTCCTTCGCTCGTTGCGACAACCTGACGTCAGCAAGCTCCTCGTCACGAGCGTCGTACTGCACACCTTCCCGCAGCTGCTGTCGGAGGCGTTCGTTCTCCTCCTGCAGGAGCTGCGCAGCTGTGCTGTACCGCTGATTCTCGTGAGCGAGACGAGCCGATTCCTCTCGCGCTGCCTTCACGTTGTCGCTGAGTTTCCCGATGCGAGCCTTGAACGCTGCCATGGGGACAACGTCGGCCTGTTTGCGTTCGTCTGGTGCGTCGACACCCTCGGGGCTGTCGGCTGCATCATTACCCGGTGACGATTCCGGTGAGTCACCCGAGGGAGCAGGCGCGCCGGCGGGTGAGCCCGGGGCCTGGGGGGTTGCAGTGGCTGCAGCGGCGCGCTTGGCGGCGATGCTGGCCATCATGCGAGACTGCGTGGACGCCGGGGCCTGAGTGGCACTGGTGTCCGCTGTGTCGGTGGGCGAGGCCGAGGAGGCGCCCGAATCAGCCGTCGATGCGGCAGAGTTGGTAGACATGCTATGTAGGTAGCACTGTACCCGGTTATGTGCAACGATGCCGCATCAGGAGGCCTCATGGCGCGACGATTGACCCCCGAAGATTTGGCGTTGACTGCGGCCGAGAAACGTGCTGCGCAGGTGCAGGCCGAGGGCGGCGCCGGCAATCGGGCCATCGGTGGAACCATCGGGAGCCTCGCCGGGGCTGGTCTCGGGGCTCTCGGGTTCCTCGGTGGGCCGGGCCTCGGTGCGGCGACGCTCGGTCTCGGGTCATCCATCGGCGGGGCTCTCGGTGGCATGGCTGCTGATGCGTTGTCCGAAGACGAACTGATGTCGGCCGACGACACCCTCGCCGCGGGCGAGATGGAACGTCAAAAGAAACTCGCGCGCTACAAGCTGCGGCAGGATGCGCTGAACGCGCTGATGAGCGAGGACTGAGATGGCCGACCTCCCGCTGACGTCGTCGATTCTCGAAGATTTCAACAAGCACAAGCGCCAAGGGGAACGCATCGCGCTCCCCTATCGGCAGCTCGGTGAGCTGTGCGAGATGTTCGTCGGCGGGCGTCAATGGGGCGTCTACAGCGGGCAGCGTCGGCAGGTGATGAAGGACGCGTGGTTCGACGACGAAAACGTGCCGCGCTCGCATATCAACGTCTGTCAGGGGCTGATGACGACGTTCTCGTCGTTGCTGAATAAGGACCGCCGCAGCGCCCTCGCGACGGCGTCGACACCCGACGACCCCGAGGACATTTACAACACGGAAATCACGAACCGCGTCATCGACTACATCGCGCAGGAGCAGAAGACCGCGAGCAAGATTCACCAGGCCGTTCAGTACGCGTTTCAGGACGGTACGGCGGGCGTCAAGGTGTGGCCTGATGAGGTTCGCGGCGAGGTTCGCTGGGCCCGTCTCACCATCCACGATTATTGGATTGACCCCGTCGAGGACTGGCATGACGCCAAGTGGGTGATTTTTGAAAATCACTACGGCGAGGATGAGGTCGCGGCGATGTGGGAAGCCGGCGGGATTGCGGGCCTTCCCCCCGAGGAGACCGAGTACGTCAACGCGGCCGGCGAGACGGTCTGCGGAATCGTCGGGTACGAGTACTGGGTGCGGCCTTCGAGGAAGTTTCCCGAGGGCGTCTTCGCCGTCATCATCGGCACCGTCATCGTTGTTCGCAAAGCCTACCCGATCATCATCACCACCGAGGGCGACCGCAAGGAATCGCTCCTGCCCCTCTCGCTGATGAAGATTCGTTTTCGTCGTGACAGCGCCTACGGAATCACCCCCCTCGCCGACGTCATCAACCTTCAGCGGCTGCTGAACGAGACGCACGCGCGCACCATCAAGGTGATGAGGCTGGTGACGAACCCACAGATTGCGATGCCGAAACCCCTCGCGGATTCCATCGACATCACGCGAACCAATACCATCGACTACGACCCCAAGATGGATGACGCGCGGTCTAAGATATTCGCCGTCGAGCTGGGCGCGGTGGGCCTTGACCTGTACAAGCTGCGCGACGACGCCAAGGCTTTCATGTTCGACGTCGTCGGCCTCAACGAGGTGACCAGCGGCGGCGCTGCCCCGACGCTGAGTGGGCGAGCAATCGAGGCGTATTACGAGCTGGACGCGCAGAAGAACAGCGACGCGCTGAAGTCGCTCGAAGATATGGTGCTGGACGCTTGGCGGTTGTGCCTTGCCATCATCCAGCTTTTCTACCCTGCCCCTCGGGTGGCAGAAATCACGCGCATGGATGCGGCCGACGTGTTCACCTTCACCGGCGCCGATGTGCAAGGCAAAAACATCAGGCTCGAATCGGCCAGCGAGTTGGAGCGCCGCACCGATGTGCGCGTCGGGAAAGCCGTCGAGAACGCCCAGGCCGGCGTCGGCGGGGCGCAGGATATCGCGACGGCCCAGAAGTCTGCCCCGAACGCCGTTGCGAAACAGGCGGCCGACCTCGCGGTCAAGACGTACCTCGCAGCGGGTGACGTCGACATCAACGTCAACGACTACAGCATACCTGCCCTGCGTGAGAGCATCGCCCGGGCAAAGTCGCGGGCCATCGCGCAGGGCAGGAAGAGCGATTTCGTCGATCTGGTGCTGCTCGAAAACATCATCAGCGACCAGATTGAGGGCAGCGAACCAGACACCGGCGAGACGTCGCCGACGATGCCCGACCAACAACCAACGCAGCCCGAGGGCTGAGGAGCAACCATGGCAACGTCTCTCGTCAATCGCGCAGGGTTCGGCATCGTCGTCAACGGGCAGGCCGTCACCGACGGCAGCGCCATCCTCGGGCTCACTCCCGTCAAGGTCACGTTGCCCAACGTCACCGCGAACGGTGGCCTCTTTGGCTATGTTCGCATTCGTGTCGTGAACCCGGGCGCCGTGGGGATTATTCTCGCGACCAAGGTTATCGGCCGAGATCTCCCTGCCCCGACTTTCGACGCCACGTTCGCCGCAACGGGCGGGCGGCTTGTGCTGGGTGGGCAAGTCGACGAGTTCATCGTTCAGACGACGCACGACGTCTACATCGTTGCCAGTGCTATTGCCTCGTCGTGGTCTGTTCACTCGCAGCACGTTCACTGAACGGCGCCCCCTCGACCATCACCATCAGCCGGAGCGCATCACATGGCTATCCCTCGCCCTGACACTCGCCGACCACCGAAGCTCCCCTCACAGATGCGTCCCTTCGATGACCTCGACGGGCTGGCGGCGTCGAGGATGCCTGCAAAGCCCAACACCGACCGGGCCGTGGGTGCGACGCAGCCGCCGAAGGCCATCGAGACTCGCAGCGACAAGCAGGAGGCCGAGCGCCGGCGGGCCGACGAGCTTGCCCAGGCCGCGCAGGCCGAGGCGGCGGGGCAGGGCGGGGGCATGCAGTACAACGGCGGGAAGGCCGACTTCAAAGACGCGCGCGACAAGCAGATGGAAGCCGGTTTGAAGGCGAAGGGCGTCGGCGGATACGCCAAGGAGGGCGACGACGGCATGGACGAGCTGGCGCGCGCGCGGCAGGCGGCGGCGCAGGAAATCGACGCGCGCAACGCGCAGGCCGCGATGGACCAGCGCTCGCGCGCGGGCCTCGGTGGGCTCGGGTTGTCGGGTGCCGCATCGGCAGCCGAGGGTGACCTTGCGCGGCAACAGGCGCGGACCAAGGTGCTCACCATGCAGGAGTTCGACCAGGCCGCCGAGGATGCGAAGTTCACCGACAT